CCCTACTCGTGCAACCGTGCAGGGCGGTGTGCTGGCTGCACGGTTATTGAGTTTTTTATTCGGGCAACGGGCACTGTGCAAATGGGCAGGTGAAATACAACTTGGAACAAGCGCTGGCCCAATCGCATTTGCTGATCTTAAGGAGAATGCAAATGCCCGATAACAAGATTGAGCCTTACACCGTCGAACAGCTACAACAGCAATATGCTGTTAGCCTGCAGGTGGCAGTGGGTGTGATGGAGCAGTTCAGTGGTGACAGGTCCAGAATTGACAAGTTCCTCAAGCGGTGGCCGCAAAAAAGAGCAAAGCCAGTTTCCGCTTCAAAGAACTGACATATCGCTCCACAGACGAGTATTTGGAAGCCCTGCATCTCGCGGGGCTTTTTTTGTGTCGCCAAATTTATTTCGCTACACCACAAGACGTTTTGCTCCAGTTTCCTAATATTACCCTCATGACCAAGGAGGGTTCATGCGCAAGTCACAGCAGACCACCCGCATTGACGGAAAGCGTGTCGTTATTCGCACCAGCACTAGCGGCAAGGTTACGGTCGCTGACGCACCGATCAAGGAAAGCGAAGGGCAGGCCGCCCAAGTAAGAGCGCTGCGGGCACTTCCAGAATACGGCCGCCAGTTCTTGTTGGCTGGAGATATGAACAGCGCCAAACGCGGACCACGCGCACAAGCCGAAGCAGCGGCCACCGGTCTCACACCTGGCGAGGCGGATCTCCGCATTTACATCAACGGCGGCAAGCTGCGGATGATTGAGAACAAGGTCGGCAAAGGCCGGTTGTCTCCGGCTCAAGTTGTGCGTCATGCATCTCTCGCAAGACTAGGCCATCCCGTTGAAGTCGTGCGCTTCACCTCGACACATGAGGCCGCGTCAAAGGCCGTGTCACTCGTCAGGCAGTGGCTGGCCGATAACGACAATCGGCATGGAGGGTGAGGGCGAATGAAGCCATTGCTGCACCGGGTAGCACGCGGAAAGCGAGAGCGCCTTGATGAGTACTGCACCCGTGTTATTACGCATCATTGTCAATCAGACATACCTGGCGCGCGGGAAGATATGATTGGCGAGGTCCTTCAATACCACCGTGACTGCATCAGTGATTACGTAGAGCAAAAGGAACGCGATACGGCGGAAAGTGCCAGTCGCCATTTGGAGGCGAGGCTAACAGCGGGACTAGCCGAACTCGAGAAATACAAGGCCGCATACCTTTCCATAAAAGCCAACATGCCGACGTCCATACCGCTTCGCCAAGCGGAAGAAGGGTGCCTCAAGTCTTTCAATCTAGCTCGTGAGAAAGCGGCAATGCTTATGGAGGACGAGGGCGGCCAGCCCACGTCAGCGAGCGAAGCGATTAGAGCACTTCCAGACCCCAAGCCACGATGGAGCAAGTGATGAAAGCAACGAAAACTAAGGTCGTCTTGAGCGCAACAACAGGTCGACCAGTTGAGAGCATTGGGCAAATGATCCGGGATGCGAAGCCCGTCGTTGATGATCGGAAGAAAGCGGAGGCCAGAGCGATGAAAATTCAGACGAGCCGGATCGGCAAACGTCAATCGAAAGGCGAGGACTGGAGTGGCGCAGCGAACGACAATGTCTCGATGCCAGCGATCCGTTGGTTGCTGACGCAGAAGAAAGACGAACTCCTAAAGCCATTGCTCGCATATATTCGGCTGGACCGGGAAGCAAACAGCGGAGCGGAGATCATTGGAAACACATACACAACCCAAGATCTTTTGCAGGTGGACCAAAATACGTGGATCGATCCGAAGACTGGTGAACTCAAGTACAAAGGAGAGCGCAGGCTGACAGGAATTGATTTCACGGGCCGCGAACACGCAGGAAAAGCGAAGACGGATCCCATGCAGGTCAAGAAGGCGCCAGCAGCGGTCCCCAAGCCATTCATGGGCGATAAACCCGTGATTGAACGGTTGGATGCCAAGCCGAAGCTCGAGCGCCTGCGGGCTGCGCTGGGACCACTACTAGAGCCATTCGAGGAATTGGCGTTATACGGAAAGAAGCTTGAAGCCGTGGGTTGGACTGCGGGTGCGTCAAATGAACGAGCGGCAATGTCAATCGGCGGCTCAATCCTGCTGATGGGACTATCTTGTGTGGCTGGGGAACTGATCGCCATGAGGCGTCAAGAACGGATAGCCGCTTAGCTGTACAGCAAAATTCAGTGCGAACCGGTACTTGTATAAGGTTCCTTTTGAAAGGTCGCCAAGGCGGCCTCTTTTTTTGTCGCCCCAGCCTCAGGTTATCCAGGCGAAGGACGCGCGACAGAGCCTCGGCCAGCGATGAGCCGGGGCTAACTATCCAAATGGCCGACCCAATCCTCTGCTTGCAAGCTTGGCCCTGAATTAACAGGCATGCACCACGGACGCGTGGTTGCTGGTCGGGATCCTTTATCGTGGAGTAGAGCAGTCCGGTAGCTCGCCAGCCTCATAAGCTGGAGGCCGTGAGTTCAAATCTCACCTCCGCAACCAATCCCATGCGCGTTCTCCTCCGCTTGCATGGTGATCGTGCGGCTGGTTGTAGTGTGACCCTGTTAGCCAACGCTCGACAGGTAGTGCACGCTCCCAGCCGCTTTTGCTTTTAATGGATAGTTGGCAGAGCGGTAATGCAGCAGTTTGCTAAACTGTAGAGCCTTCCTAGGTTCCGTTGGTTCAATCCCAACACTATCCGCCAATTCTGGAAGGCGCCGCTAAATGGTTGGCAATCGGTCTTGAAAACCGAGGGGGCCGCAAGGTCAGGGGTTCGATTCCTCAGTCTTCCGCCATACACATAAGGCAACACCAATGCCCAAGCCATACGGTCGCTCAGCCGAGGCGGCGCAATATCGTCGCCTATACAAAACTTCGCGTTGGCAGAGCATGCGTGCCGTGCAGCTTGCTGCTGAACCGTTGTGTCGTTTCTGCCTGGCTATCGAGGATGTCACCGAGGCGACGGTGTGCGACCACGTCAGGCCACATAAGGGCGACGAAGCTTTGTTCTTCGACCCTAACAATCTGCAATCACTCTGTGCTCCATGTCACGACACATTGAAGGCACGCATTGAGCGAGGCCAGCAGGCTGTTGTGATTGGGGTGGATGGGTATCCGATAGAGATAATGTAAAGCTTCAAGAAACATCGAAAAATCATTGATTTAATTTGATTTTGTTTTGTTTTGCGCTTGACTTTCGCATCTATATTTGATATTCTGGATGATTTTGCCGACCTAGAGGGGTGGGTCGAATCTCTGGGGCGGCCGGTCGCAGGACCGCCGGGGTAACACAACGAAATCGCTAACACAGATTTTTGCCTAGCGTGTGCGCAAGCGCGCGTGCGCGAGAGGTTTTGCATGCCTAGAAAGAAAAACCGCGTTGATAGCGTGGCCGAGGCCGTGCGAATTGCTTCTGTTGCGACGGAGGAGTTCGCGCTCCCTGAAAACGTGCCACTCGATGACACGGACATCCCATTCTTCAACAACGTCATTGCTGAATATGCCCGTGCCGAGTGGTCAGCACACCAGCTTGAAATCGCCGCGATGCTGGCAAGAACGATGGCTGACCTAGTGAGGGAGCAAGGCCTGCTCCGGACCGAGGGCGCCGTTTCCTACAGCGAAAAAGGCACGCCGGTTGCAAACCCGCGCAAAGCAATCGTGCAGATGCACGCATCATCCATCCTTTCGTTTCGTCGATCTTTGGCGCTGCATGCGCGCGCCGTTCAGGGCGAGGCACGCGATGCCGTGAAGCGACGTGAGGCTGCAAAAGATATTGAGGCAGGTGCGACATCGGACGACGAACTGCTTGCCTGATTGGAGCTTAGTGCATGACCGGCCAAATCCTAAGTTGGCCGCCCAATGTGCTGGAGGCCATAAAGAGCGGTCCGATACCAGTCAGGAGAGACTGGCGTAACCTTCCTGTCGCTGAGCTAACTCGCGGCGAAAAGGTCTGCCGATTTATCGAGACGTTTCTGGTTGTGCCTGAGGGTGATCTGGTCGGCCAGCCGATACGTCTGTTGGCATTCCAAGAGTGCTTCATCCTTGCGGTCTACGATAATCCGCATGGGACGGGCAGGGCGTACCTGTCTATCGCACGTAAGAATTCGAAGACGGCAACAATCGCATGTCTTTTGCTGGCCCACATTGTAGGGCCGGAAGCGTTCCCAAACAGCCGCATGATGTCTGGTGCTCGGTCACGCAAGCAAGCGGCTGAGGTATACAACTACGCCAGCAAAATGCTGTTGTTGTCACAGCAACTGAACAAGAAATATCGCCTGGTCCCGTCCAGCAAGACCATTGTTGGTTTGAGCAAGGCGGTTGAATATCAGGCCAGTTCGGCCGAAGCCAAAAGCGCGCACGGTGGATCTCCATTGGTCGCCATCCTCGACGAGGTTGGCCAGATCAAAGGTCCGCACGACGACTTCGTAGAAGCGATTGTCACTTCGCAAGGCGCCTACGGCGACAAAGCGATGATCTTCGCTATTTCGACACAGGCTGCCACCGACGGTGATTTGTTTTCCCGCTGGCTGGATGACGCTGAAGCATCCAAAGCCCCGCGCACAGTGTCGCATCTCTATACGGCTGAGGCCGATTGCGACGTGATGGATGAGGAAGCTTGGAAGGCAGCCAATCCGGCGCTTGGATATTTCAAGTCTGTTTCATCGGTTCGCGATGACGCTGAACGCGCATCGCGCATGCCGACCGAAGAAGCCAGTTTTCGCTGGCTACATCTCAATCAAAGGATTGACGCCAATGCACCGTTTGTGTCGCCGGCTATTTGGCGAGCGTGTAACGCTGGAGTTGTGGACTTTGATGGTCTCCCTGTCTTTGGTGGGCTCGACCTTTCTGAGGTAAGCGACTTGACTGCTCTGGTGTTGATGGCGCCAAAAGAGCAGGAAGGCAAAACAGTCTGGCACGTGAAGCCGACGTTCTGGTTGCCGGGTGACAATATTCGCGCCAAGGCCAAAGCAGATCGTGTTCCTTACGACATCTGGCACAAGAGCGAACTGCTAGACGCGGCGCCTGGCAAGACAGTCGATTACGAATTCGTCGCCAATTACCTGCGCGATGTGTTCGAGGATATGGACATCCGCAAGATCGCGTTTGACCGGTGGAACTTCAGACATCTCAAGCCATGGCTTCAAAAGGCTGGCTTCACAGACGAACAGCTCGAAGGTGACGACGCTGTATTCCAGCCATTCGGGCAGGGGTTCGCGTCGATGTCACCGGCCTTGCGAGAGCTTGAGGGTATCATCCTCAACGGCAATCTTGCGCACGGCGATCACCCGGTTCTGACGATGTGCATGATGAATGCTACGGTCAAATCGGATCCTGCAGGCAACAGAAAACTGATCAAGCATAACCGAGAACGCCGCATCGACGGCGCGGTTGCGCTGACAATGGCAACGGCTATGGCCGGTAGTTACGAAAGCGGCAATTCAGGCCCGTCGATCTATAAAACCCGAGGTTTCGTCGAGATATGATCATATCGAACATGGCACGAGCTGCCGTGATCGTTAGGGACGCGCTCGGCGTTTCCGCGGTTGCTTCAATTGCTTACGGCGCTTGGCTTATCTACCCGCCTGCAGGTTTTATCGTCGGCGGTGTTCTGATCCTGGCAGGTGTTATCGCATCGGCACGAGGCGGCAACTGATGGCGGGATTGTTTGGCGCTTTAGCGCGGCCCAAGGCCGCTACCAATGAGCATCGCAGCTTGACGATGGAAGAGTGGAGCCGACTTGCAGGAGGCGGCACACTGTCCAAAACGGGTGTTTATGTCTCGGCCGAAACGGCACTGAAATACACTACGGTTCTGATCTGCGTGCGTGTGCTTGCGGAGAGTGTCGCGAGTTTGCCTTGTATTCTCTACAAGCGCAGGGCAGACGGCGGCAAAGACCGCGCGACCGAGCATCCACTATACAAAGTGCTCCACGATCAGGCGAACAGCTGGAACACGGCGTTTGAGTACACCGAAGGCACGATGACCAACCTCGCGACGCGGGGTAACGGTTATGCCTACGTGGAGCGCAACCGAAAAGGCCAGACGATTGGTCTTGTGCCGCTTAATCCGGATGGCGTGACTATCAGTCAGGCTTTCGATTGGTCGCCGAAATACGAAGTGACTATGCCCGACAACAAGCGGGCAAAGCTATCCTTGAAGGACATGCACCATATCCGCGGCCCTTTGCCAAAGGGGTATGTCGGTCAGTCGATGATTTCTCTGGCGCGCGAGGCGATCGGCCTTGGCATGGCGGCGGAATCGTTCGGCTCCAACATGTATCGCAATGGCGTGAAGCCCACAGGCGTGCTGAGGCATCCGAAACAGATCGGCGTAGAAGCGACCGAGAACCTACGACAGCAATTCGCCGACAGATATGCAGGCCTTGAGAACAGCGGCAAGCCATTGCTGCTCGAGGAGGGCATGGACTGGGTGTCGATGAACATCGCGCCCAAAGACGCCGAGTTCATTGCCGGCCGAAAGTTCCAGCGATCAGAGATCGCCGGTATTTTCCGAGTGCCAGCGCATCTGGTGAATGATCTTGAGAAGGCGACATTCTCGAATATCGAGCATCAGTCGCTAGATTTCGTCATCTACAGCTTGCGGCCGTGGCTCGTCAGATGGGAACAAGCTGCCAATCGAGATCTGCTTACCGAGCAGGATAGGGCGGATGGCTACTTCTGCGAGTTCTTAATGGACGCGATGCTGCGTGGTGACACCAAGGCACGTTACGAAGCCTACAGCTCGGCAATCCAGAACAAATGGATGAACGCTAACGAAGCGCGCATCAAGGAAAACATGAACCCGCGCGAAGGCGGCGACGTGTTCGAAAATCCAGCCATTCAAGTCGACGCGGTGCCTTCGCCAGCTAACGACAACGCTGCGAAATAGAAAGCTCCATAATGGATAAAATTGACGTCGGTTCGCCACTCGCTGGCGAGCGTCGCGATCGCTTTTTTGCGCGCGCCGTCGGGACAAAGTTTGAAGCTAAAACTGAGGGCAATGGCACCATTATCGATCTCTACGACGAGATTGGATACTGGGGCACCAACGCCCGATCATTCCGCAGCCGCTTGCGAGAGGCGACTGGAGACATCACGCTCCGCATCAACTCACCGGGCGGCGATGTGTTTGATGGGATTGCGATTTACAACGACCTGCTTGCCTACGATGGCAAGGTGAAGGTCGAGGTCGTCGGCCTGGCGGCATCAATTGCATCAATCATTGCGATGGCTGGTGACGAAATCACTATCGCTGAAAACGCGTTTTTCATGATCCACAACGCGTGGACCATCGGAGTGGGCAACCGACACGACTTTTCTGATGTCGTCGGCACGCTCACCAAGATCGATGACGCATTGGCCCGCACTTACGCGGCCCGCACGAATACCGGTATCCGCCAGATCAAGACGTGGATGGATGACGAAACATGGCTCACCGCAAAGGAAGCTGTTGATGCTGGTTTTGCCACTGCAGAAGCGGCCACGGCCGATCCTAAGGCCCGGTTTGATTTATCCGTCTTCGGTTCCGTCCCAGACGCGCTGAAATGGCGTGATGACGGCAACGACGAAGCGCCAACCAAACGAGACATGGAACGAGCACTCACGCAGGACGCTGGGTGGTCACGATCCAAGGCCCGCGCAGCTTTGCGCGAGGTTGAAACAAGCGACGAACCGACCAAGCAGGACGCTGGCGACAAAGTCGATTTCACAGCACTTGCCGAGGCCGTTCGTGCCGTATCGGCTTCATTCAATCAGGAGGTCAAATGACCATCACTGCACAGGTCGCCGAACAGATTACGGCTGACATCAAGAAGTTTGGCGACGACGTAAAGGCGCTGAACGACAATACACAGCGCGAGCTCAAGGCGATGCGCGACGAAATTGACGCATCCGGCAAGAAGGTTGATCCACTCGTCGCCGAAAAGATCGAAAAGTACGCAGCATCGGTCGAGACGAAGCACCTCGCTCTCGAGAAAGGTCTGCAGGCCGTCAACGACAACATCGAGAAGATCGATGCAGTCCTCAAGCGTCCAAACGCTGGCGGTTGGTCTGGTGACGAAGGTGCCGCCGATGCAAAGGCCGCATTCGAGTTTGCCAAGGCGAAGCTGGCCAATGCTGGTAAGCTTGGCATCAATACCGAGATCGTTGCCGACGAAGAAGCATACGCCGCTTACGCAGCGTCGTTTGCCCCTTACATGCGCGCTCGTTCTGACGCTGCTATGCCAGCCTCTGTTCAGGCTGCAATGCAGACCGGTTCTGACCCTGACGGCGGCTACCTTGTACCGAAGACCGTATCGAGCCGCATCATCACTCGCGTCTACGAAACTTCGAACCTTCGCGCACTGGCGACTGTCGAATCCATCGGCGGCAAGGAGCTCGAAATTCCGCGCGATGAAGGCGAGTTCGGCTATGGTGGCTGGGTAGGCGAAACTCAGGCTCCGTCTGAGACATCGACTTCGCAGGTCGGCGTGTCAAAGATCTTCGCTCACGAGATGTTTGCGGAACCTCGCGTTACCCAGAACATGCTGGAAGATGCCGGTCTCGATATCGAGGCATGGGTCGCCAACAAGGTCGGCGAACGCATGGGTCGCATCGAAGCAACTGCATTCTTCACTGGTACCGGTGTGAACCAGCCACGCGGTCTTTTGACATATGGCGCAGGTACTTCCAACGGCCAGATTGAGCAGGTTGTTTCTGGTGGCGCGACCACGATCACGTCGGACGCGCTGTACAATCTCGTATTCCAGCTCAAGGATTACTACACCCAGAACGCCAACTTCCTGATGAAGCGCACCACTGTTCGCGACATCATGAAGCTCAAGGATGGTCAGGGCAACTACCTCTGGCAGATGGGCGACATCAAGGGCGGCCAGCCGGCTACTATCCTCGGTTATGCGGTCAATCGTTGCGAAGACATGCCTACTGTTGCTGCCAGCTCGCTGTCTGTTGCATTCGGTGACTTCAAGGCAGCTTACACGATTGTCGATCGCCTCGGCCTCACGCTGCTTCGCGACAACCTGACCGCTAAGCCTTGGGTTAAGTTCTACACTCGTCGTCGCGTTGGCGGTGATGTCGTGAACTTCGAGGCAGTCAAGCTGCTGGTCACTTCGGCCTAATCATCAGGGGCGCCAAAAGCGCCCCGTTTCCCTCTACGATAGGAGTTAGGCCATATGGCTAAACGCGATCTCTTTTCAAATATCGGCGTTATTGCGTCGATTGCTCCCGCCGTCCTTACGGCAACTACCAATGGCACCGGTGCTGACCTCCGCCCATACAATTCCGCCACAGTGGTAATCAACACCGGCGCGATTGCAGGTTCTGGCAACTTCACACCGAAGCTGCAGGAATCCGACGACAACGCAGCTTGGACTGATGTTGCTGCTGGTGACCTGCTCGGCACGTTCCCAACTGCACTCGTCGCGAGTTCTGCGATCAAGGTCGGCTATAAGGGTACGAAGCGATACATTCGCCCAGTGCTGACGCTGAACTCTGGCACGTCCATCGCGGCTGACGCTGTCGTCATCGGCGGCCACGCGAACCTCGTGCCGGTAGCCTAATGCCGGTCGTTCTCAAGCCGTTCTACTTCGCGTCGGACGGCTTCACGGTTGAGAGCTTGGTTCCAGGTGACAACCGTGACTTTGGCGCATCGACTGACGGACTGGTGACTGAGGGGTTTGTGGATCTCGATCCAGTGGAACCTCCAGCAGAACCTAGCCCAGAGCCTGAGCCGACACCAGAGCCAACACCGGAACCAGAACCAGAGCCGGTGATTGAGGCAGTCCCTGAGCCGGTTGTCGAGCCAGAGCCAGAAACTCTCCCGGTTGAGTCTGTGACACAGGATCTTCTGCCGGTCGAACCTGTCAAAAAGCGGGGCAAGTAACCATGCTTAAGCTAGTGACGCCTCCGGCCGAGCCAGTCGTGTCACTGGCTGAAGCGAAGTCTCATCTGCGTGTGTTTCACGACGACGAAGACGCTTACATCGAAGCTTTGGTTTCGACAGCGACTGGCCTTATTGACGGCGCCGACGGATGGCTCGGAAGGGCCATCTGCGAGCAAGAATGGCAATTCAATCTGGATCGCTTTCCATGCTCCGACGAGTACGGCCATGCAGGTCGAATTTACATTCCGCTAGCGCCATTGAAATCTGTTGATAGCGTCGAGTTTACGGCCAGCGATGGCACGGTGACGAACCTATCAGGTTTTCGTACTTTTGGTGTGGGGTCGACCCAGCCGGCCTACATTGTGCCCGCTGTTGGAAACTCCTGGCCAAGCGTAGTTCGCGAGCCGGAGAGTGTTCGGATCAAGTTCACAGCTGGATACGCAACAGTACCGCCAGGCATCAAGCACGCCATACTTTTGATGATCGGCCACTGGTACGAGCATCGCGAAGATGTTTCAGAGGGCAATCTTGTGGAAGTGCCGCTGGCTTCGCAATCGCTGCTGATGCCTCACCGGAACTGGCGAGGCTGATCATGTGGTTGCGCTTTGAAAAGCCATTCGATTGGCGCCAGCCGGGTTTCACTGTGGCGTATCAACCGGGCGTCTTCAACGTAACACGCGCGTGTGCGGCGGAAGCTGTTGCCGCAAAGGCTGCTACTCCCACGAAGGAAAGACCGAATGCCACCACGCAAAAGAGCGGGCGCAGGCGCGCTCACTGAGCGCATCGGCTTCGAGAGTGAAGTTGAGGGCGATGACGGTTACGGCGGCGTGATTATCGGTTTTGCTGAGCAGTTCATTGAGCCAGCTAGGTTGCAGCCACGTACTGGCAGTGAACCTGTTATTGCCAGTCGTCTCCAAGGCATCCAGCCGTTCACTATGACCATTCGGAGCAATGAGCGCACACGCTCGATTACCTCGGCTTGGCGGGCTCGCAATAAACGCACCGGCGCCGTGTATGCCATCAAGACTGCCGTGAATATCGATGAGCGAAACCAGTGGATTGAGCTCATGGTGGTGGAAGGTGAGGCAGGATGAAAATTCTAGGCCTCGAAAAGCTAAACCGAAAATTGGCGAAACTTCCTGCCGCCGCTGAGAAGCGCATCAAGGAAGCGATGGGGCAGGGCGCCGACGAGATTGTCGCGCTCATGAAGTCGTTGGTTGCAGTGGAGAGCGGAGATCTTCGCGAATCCATCGGTTGGACTTGGGGCGACGCTCCGAAGTACAGCCAGAAAATCGCCACGGTAAAGTCAGGCGACGGCAAGCTGATTATCACGATCTACGCCGGCAACAACAAGGTTCGATACGCTCACCTAGTCGAGTTTGCTACCAAGGCACACCAGAACGGCGGTCAGTTTCCAGGCACCCAACATCCTGGCACGCAGGCCCAGCCTTTTTTCTTCGTTTCGTACCGCGCGCTGCGCCGACGCACCAAGTCGCGCATTACACGCGCCATCAACAAGTCAGCGAAAGAGGTGGCGGCAGGTGGCTGATCCAGTTCTAGAGCTACAAGGCGCTATCATCGCGCGACTGAGGGCGACATCAGGCGTTACCGCGCTTGTGGCTAATCGCATCGCCGATATTCCGCAATCCACATGGGTCAAACCGTACATCAACATTGGTCCGTCCAACTACGTCGCAGAACTAATTGACTGCGTCGACGGCGGCGAAGTGATGATCCAAATCGATTGCTGGTCAGAATCTACGACTATGAAGGAAATTCGCGACGTCGCCGATGCGGTTCGTCGCGCACTCCGCAATTGGGAACCAACGTTGGCAACAAATGCCATCGTGACCTTCGATCCATGGCGCACCGATTACATCAGGGACGGCGCTATCAAGCAGGCTTCCCTGCGCTACACGGCCATCGTCGAAGAGCCTTAGCGCCGCCAGCATTTCCCCAACACCAGCCGCCATTGAGCGGCTTTTTCTTTATCAGGAGGCCGTTATGGCTCAGGCTACCACCATCAAGGGCGGTAAAATCCGTGTGCTGCTCGGCAACGGCGCTGACCCTGTGGTTTACAGTTCACCGTGCGGCTTTACGCAGCGATCGATCACCCTCAGCAAATCGCTCGAGGAGGTAAATATTCCCGACTGCCTTGATCCAGACAAAGTGGATTGGGTTGGTCGTGATGCGACATCCCTCTCCATGGCGATTTCTGGCGAAGGAGTGCTTGCTTCGGAAAGCGTTGATACATGGATCGAAGGTTTTGAAAGCATCGACAGCATCCCAGCTAAAGTTGAGTGGGAGTTCCCTGCGAAAACGATTACTTGGACCGGCCGCATGCACATCGAAAGCATGGAAGTCGGCGCAAACAACGGCCAGCGCGCAACTAATAACGTATCGCTCCAGAGCGACGGCGAGATGGTTCGCGTAACCACTCCTGCGACCCCATAATGCGTGATGCTCGTATCGAATTGACCATCTGGGACGGAGACTATGAGTTCCGTCTTGGATGGGGAGAGATCGCACAGCTTCAGGAAAAGTGTGATGCGGGACCGCTCGTGATATTGCACCGTCTTGAGCACAAACTGTGGCGCTCAGAAGACATCGAAGCCACTCTGCGACTTGGTCTGATTGGCGCTGGACGAAGGCCTGAAGATGCGACGAAAGTTATCAAAGAACACGTCAAGACCAGGCCGGTAGGCGAGTATGCATTGGCTGCGCATGCTGTTCTTGCTGCCGCTGTGTATGGCGCTCCGGATGAAACCGCGGGGGAGGTCGACGCAGCAAGTCAAATCGAACACAGCTTGATGAACTCCCTAACGGAAAGCTGAGATTTGCTGCGATCTACGGCACAGGGGCTGTAATGGGCTTCACGCCTCAGCAGGTCAATGAAATGTCCATGTGGCAGTTCATGGCGGCAGTAGACGGGTATGTCGAGGCAAACACTGCTGACGACAGATCCCTTACCACCAAAGAAATAGATGAACTGTGGGACTGGCTTTAACGGCCAGTTTTGTGAAGTTCATCATACATACAGTCTGCCCGCGACTTTCCGGGCTCCGCAACCGCACATTTTTCCGCCTTGAGATTATCTTTTGCTTCAAGGCATTTTTGCATTTCTGCCGAATCCTTGATCGCCAAGCATTTCGCGTCCCGGTCTGACTGAGCCGCACCAACCGTTGCGACCAATAAAATACAGGCCGAAAAAATCAGGGTTCTCATAAGAATCCTCCCATTGCGACACCCACTCAGTAAGGCATTTCCCAAATGGCGCAAGATCTAGAGCGTCTTGTTGTACAGCTGTCGGCTGACATCAAGAAGTACGAAAATGCCATGGCTAAGGCGATGGGAACAACTCAGAAGCGCGCTAATGAGATAGAGCGCCGGTTCCTTTCGATGAATTCGAAAGTGGAGAAATCGTTCGCTGGGATGGGTGGTCGGATCTCTTCGTCGCTAGACGCAGCGTTGAAGTCGGCTGTTGCGATCGCTGGCACAGCACTCAGCGTTCAGCAAATTTCACAGTACGCTGACGCGTGGACGGAGGCCGGGAACAAAATCAACGCGGCCGCTACATCGGCTGGCGTACAGGCTAGGTCTCTCGATGAACTGAAAGACGGCGCCAACGAGGCCCGTATAGCTTTTGGCGACTACGTTGACCTGTATGCTCGACTGATCAGGTCTGCATCTGGAGTGGCGAAGTCCGAGCAGGAAATTGCAACGGCAACCTCCATTGTGTCGAAAGCCTTCAAGGCCGGAGGCGCATCAGCGCAAGAGCAAGCGGCGGGCATTTTGCAGCTAGGTCAGGCGTTGGGATCCGGCGTTCTACAAGGCGATGAGCTTCGCTCTCTTCGTGAAAACGCACCGATCTTGGCGCAGGCAATCGCGAACGAATTCAAGACCACCATCGCAGGCCTGAAGCAACTTGGCGCTGAAGGTAAATTGACCTCTGACCGCGTTTTTGCTGCGATTATTAATGCACAAAAGCCCATCGAGGCCCAGTTTAAGGCGACGAACTCGACCATCCGAGACGCTGTAACTCGGATCAACAACGAGTTTACGGCGTACATCGGCAACGCCGATGCATCCGTTGGCGCTACTGGCAAACTCGTCGAGGCACTGAACTATCTCGCAGACAACTTTAAAGAAGTTGGCGATGTCGTTTTGCAATTTATTACGATCATCACTGGAGCACTGGTTGGGCGCGCGCTTGTAGGCGTGGTTGCTGGGCTTGGAAGTGCAGTAGCCGCCTTGGGAGCATTTATCACCGCAGTTCGCACTGGTGCACTTGTAGCCGGTGGCCTAGCTGCAGCATTAGGGCCTATCGGTCTTATCGCTGGTGGCGCAGCAGCTGCTATTTACCTCATGGTCGACAGCGCCAATGCGACCGATACGGCGATTACGAACGCAAATGCTGCGATTTCTAGCCATGCGGCGGCACTTGATGAGGCAAAATCTTCATCGCAAGGTTACACGGGGGCCCTTCGCGACCAGATTAAGATGCAGTACGAGGCCGCAAAGGCGTCATTTGATCTTGCTTATGCTGAACTCAACGCGGCGCGCGCTCGTGCTGAAAACTTCCGCACCATGACCAAGGCGTTGACCGGCTATGAACTTAGTTTCGACCCTTTCGATTACGCTGCAAGAACCGCAGACGACAAAGCTACTGCAATCGGCAACGCTGCCCTAAACCTTAGAGCGCAGCTTGAGCGGATAGATGCTGAACTCGCTAGTCAGCCAACTGGCTTCGGTAAAGGCATCGGGTCTACCGCCGACAAACCTAAAGTGCCCAAGAAAACAGCGGATGACAAATTTCGAGAGGATATCCAGGCTATCAAAGACAGGACTGCGGCACTTGTGCAAGAGCAGTCTACGGTTAGTCTATCATACCAAGAACAAGAGAAGCGGCGTCTAGCGCTTGATCTTGAGCAGCGCGCACTTGAGGACCTTCGTGAGGAGGCACGCAAGAAGGGTCAAACGGACCTAGAGAGCATTCAGCTCTCAGCGCAGCAGAAGAAAACGATTGACGAAGTTTCTTCCGCGTATGCGAAACAGGCTGATGCACTAAGACAGGTGGAAGAAGCTCAGCAGCGCGCCGAGAGTTCAGCGCAGGAGTTTTACGATACGGCAAAAACAGGCTTTGTCGATGTAATCAAGGGCGCTCAGAGTTTGGGTGATGCGCTCTCAGGGCTACTCAACAAACTTGCTGATCTGGTTTTGAACAGTGCTTTCGATTCACTTTTGGGAGGGTCGAAAGCCACAAGCAGCGGAGGGTGGCTCACTAAGCTTTTCTCCGGTTTTGCAGACGGCGGATACACCGGTGATGGCGGCAAGTACCAACCAGCAGGCATTGTTCACAAAGGTGAGTACGTGTTCGACAAGGCCGCGGTTATAGCCGCAGGCGGCCCAGCCGCACTGGAAGCAATGCGGCGTAATCTAAAAGGCTATGCGAACGGTGGTCCGGTTGGAGTATCCGTTCCAGCAATACCGAACATACGGCCAGCAAACGATAACGCTGTGAGAGTTAATTACGCGCCCGTCATCGACGCGCGAGGAGCTGACTCCGCTGCAGTTGCAAGGCTTGAGCAGGTTGTAGCCAAACAGGGCGCTGAGATGCAGGGTCGCGTCGAAGCGGCCGTTAGATCCGCACAAAAACGAAACGTGAAGTTGGGGTAGGGCATGACAATTACATATCCACTCCCAACTTCATTCTTTGACGAGTTTCCCGGTTGGACCACTGAATTCGAGCCGATGTGGCGTCAAGAGTATTCGCGGACTGCTGGTGGACAAACGATTGCCAAGGATCTCGGGTCTCCACTCTGGAAAATGGCGGCCCAATCAAAGTCGTTGCGACCGAACGAACTGGACTATTGGCGCGCTCGGCTCATGAGTCTCGAAGGAGTGCTTAAGACATTCCGCGCATTCCCGAAATCCCGCTGTTATCCGATTGCCTACCCGAATGGTAGCTGGCCGACGGGCGACAATTTTGACGGCGTCGCCGAACTGACCACGATCAACGCAAATCGAAAGTCGATTTCGTTGCACGACCTTCCAGTGGGGTATCGGGTGTCGGTCGGTGATTACATACAGATTGGTGCAAATGACCTTCACATGGTTATGGAGCAGGCAATTGCTGATGCCGCCGGCTACACAAGCCAGTTCGAGGTTCGTCCTCATCTGTGGCCAGGAGTAACGGCGCCTGTAGCTGCTACGCTCGTTAAGCCATCCTGCGTCATGGCTGTTGTGCCGGGATCCGTCTCGACGACGGCAGATCTCGCAGCAGGGCGCGGGTCGATCTCATTTCAGGCAATAGAGGCCCGATAATGCGTAACATTTCTGCCGACAACCTTGCTGCGCTTGAGGCGCGGCAACTGGTGGCGCGCGACTTTCTATGGCTTGTTGTTCGTAACCGCACCACAGGTGTGCCGGTGACTGACGGCATGTGGTCGGATGTCGGGAATATTTCGGCGGCCGTCATTCATCCGGATACAGGTTTACCTGTTACCCGGGATTGGTATGGGTCAGGCACGCTTGTGCAAATCGATGACATTCCTTTGGTCAACAATCTCTCTGTCCAGAATGTCAATATCCGGATGTCACACGTCAGTGACCATGTCGAACAGCTGGTACGGGAATATGATTGCCGACAGGCTCGTGTCGAGATTTACCGTGGCCTCTTTGATCCGGATAGCCGCCAAATGGTGGCGCCAGCGGAATGCCGGTTTGTTGGCTTCGTAGACAATATTAACATCACAACTCCGACTGAAAATGCCGAGGGTTCCGTGACGCTGATATGCGCTAGCCACACGCAGGAAATGACGCGCGCCAACCCTTCGACGCGTAGTCATGCGACACAGATCCTGCGGAGTCCAACCGACACGTTTTTTCAGGATGCAGCGACGGTGCAGGAATGGGAATTCTTCTGGGGTAGCGAAAAGGGCAAGGTCGCAACACAAAAGAAGCGCAAAAAGTTTCTCGGGATATTCTGATGGACGTGCGTTTTGCTGAACCCGGCGATCGTGATCGGGTCATAGCATTGCTCAAGGAAAGTCACGCCGCAGCTGGTTTCACTTTTCCATTCGAAGCAGCACGCGCAGATCAATTGTTTCAGCAGCATTTAGCATCTCCGCTCGCGTGCGTCCTCGTCGTCGGCAAGCCAGCGCAAGGTGTCCTCATGGCTGTTGCTTTTGAACATCCATTTGGCGCCGGTCGTATCGCGAAAGAAACAGTCTGGTTTGTGACGCAGGTAGCGCGCGGTCGCGGCTCAATTAGTATGCTCGATGCATATGAGGCTTGGGCACGATCAGTTGGTTGCGTGTCAGCCGGAATGGCCTCGCTCGCTACCAATGACGTTTCCCAGATCTATGAGCGGCGCGGATACAGCGCAGTCGAATCGCACTTCATGAAGCCGCTCTGACGGTACTTTGCGCATAGCGCATTCAAGGAAAATCGATGGCTCTTTTCACGTCAGGAGGCATTGCCGCTGCGCTAAGCACTACGGCTGGCTTTTTCACGGCGGCAACCGCTTTTGTGCTCAACACAGCCGTCGGTATTGGGGTCAGCCTGCTCGGCCAGGCTCTAGCCGGCAAGCAGAGTTCCGCTCAAAACTTCGCCATCAATGGCACCATGCAGGGTGGCGGTGACTTGGCGCGATCGTTCATCGTTGGGCGATACGCCACGGCCGGATCGTTGGTATGGGTGAACACGTGGGGCAAGGACGGCGATACGCCAAACGCTTATCTCACGCAGGTTATTGCGCTTGCTGACTTGCCGGTCGCGTCACTTTCCGAAATCTGGGTCAATGGCGAGCGTGTAGCGCTCGGAGGCAATGGCGCATACGGACTGAATTGCGGTGGTGTCTACGCAGATAGCTTATGGGTTCGGTTCTATGACGGAACGCAGACTGCAGCTGATGGCGTGGCCATGGGCGCGTCAAACGCTTCGCGGTCGTGGAATTCCACCCGGGTTGGTCGAGGCGTAGCTTATGCCGTAGTGACAGCTCGCGTGTCGAACAATGTGTTTTCAGGCGTTCCATCGTTCAAGTTCGTCCTGCAAGGCCGCAAACTCTACGACATCACAAAAGACAGCACGGCTGGCGGCGTCGGTTCGCACCGGTGGTCTGATCCTTCGACGTGGGGCGGTGACGGCGACAACCTACCAGCTGTCCAGCTTTACAACATCATTCGCGGCGTCGATTACAATGGCGAATGGTTTTACGGACTACAGAACCTCGCTGCAGCCCGATTGCCTGCGGCGAACTGGATCGCGCAGATCAATAAGTGTCGTGCCACTATCCTCGGTGCGTCGGGATTAGAGCCGACTTATCGCAGTGGCGGCGAGATACATGTCGACGCGCAGATTTCGACTGCTGTTGAGGCGCTTCTGACGGCCTGCCAAGGCAAGATTTCAGAAGTTGGTGGAGTTTATACTCTGCATTGCGGCACGCCTGATGGACCGGTTGTTTCCTTCACGGATGCCGATATTCTGTCAACTGAAGAGCAGGAATTCACTCCTTTCCTTGGTCTGGCGGATACCATCAACGGCGTCTCTGCGACCTATCCATCACAGAGTGATGGCTGGGTAACCAAAACTGCGCCACCACTCTACAGACCTGACCTTGAAGCCGAGGACGGCAACCGCCGTTTGATGGCTGACGTTCCTCTGGACTTCGTGCCATACGCCGAACAAGTGCAGCGTCTGATGAAATCGGCACTGGAAGAGGCGCGCCGGTTCCGCCGACACACGCTTGTTCTGCCGCCAAAATTTTGGCCGTACGTCACGCCTGGTGAAGTCATCGAGTGGACGTCCGTTCGCAATGGTTACGTCAACAAGCTGATGCGTGTGGACGGTGTTGCAGACCGTGCGAACCTTGATGTGATGATCGATATCACTGAGGTCGATCCAGCCGACTACGACTGGGACAGCGACGCTGACTTCCAGCCTCCAGTAGATGGCGCTATTGGCGTTATCAGGCCTCAGCCGCAGCCGATTGTCGACTGGTTCGCTGAACCTGCGACGGTCAAAGATAATCTTGGTGTCGACCGGCGACCTGCTATTCGGCTGTCGTGGGATAATTCTGACGGCCGCCTCGATGACGTTATCGGCATTGAATACGAAGTGCGTCTATTCGCGACACTTGAGAAAGTGACAGAAGGGCGCACGGACCAGCCACAAGCCGGTTCGATGTTGATTTCGCAGAGCCTGCTGCCAAACGAAAGTTATGGTGTTCGTGGCCGATACATTCCGGATGGAGACAGGGTCACGCTGTGGTCTGATTTCATCCCGGTCATCACGCCAAATGTGCTGCTGTCCGATAAAGACGTCTACGTCGATATCGATTTGAGCGGCGTTGGCGACATGCTCGGCTGGTTGTCAAATAACAGCCGTAATGCACTCGAAGCTGCGTTGGAGCTGATAGGCGATGTGCAGGAAAACGCCAACGTCGGATTCCTAGACAAGCAGGAATTGCGGCGCGAACTAACGGCAAGGGCAGGGGCTCTCGAAGCATCCTACACTGAAGTTGTGGAGGTTGCCGTCACGCAGATTTCTGCTGTGGCAGGGAAAGTGGAAACACTATCCGCTGCAATGGGTGGCAATGCTGCGACGGTCAACATTCGATGGGCGGTTGCAGCTGCTCCAGAAGGAATTGCGGCACGTTACGGGATTGAGGCGGCGGTTAACGATGGTGAGTATCGTGCGGCTTCGTTCCTCATGGATGTGCCGGTTGATCCTGAGGATCCAACGCGCATCGTCCTGCGGGCCGATCAGATCCTGATGATCAGCAATGACGATCAGGACATTCAGCAACCGTTTGTGTTTGAAGATGGCGAGTTGACGCTTGCTGTTGCCAACATCGGCACGGTGCTGGCCGGTACAATCAATTTCGGCAATGGCCGCGTCATCATCGACGAGAACGGAATTCTTGTAACGTCATGACAGTCAGAACGCTGATCGGCATCGATTATGCGGGTGTCTCTTGCGTGAAAATTACCAAGGGCACCCGCAATCCGAAGGACATTTTGGATAACGAGTACGGAGCCTTTTACTACAACAGCAAATGGGCTGCCGATGTGCGGGTGCTGTATTCAGGTGTGAATAGCTCTTTAGGACTTGGATCGTTCTCGACATACTATTGGCCTCCTGGTTCCGGCCCGAGCAATTACCAATGGTGTGCTGACAACTACTCCAATCAGACAAATTCGGCGGCGCAAAAGAACTATTATAGGAACTCGGCCTTTCCAAACCTGGTCTATTCATTGCCTCTGCATGAGGTGAAGCCAATCCGAAAAACCAATGGTCGATTTGTGCAAAACAGCATGATCGTGTCCTACCGTGGTTATGAGGATCGTGGTACGCGCCGCTCACCGCCAAATAGTGCTGAATATGGCTGGTGCCAGAACTACAATAATTCTCTCAGGCTTCAGGTTGGTACGGTAAATGGCATTCCTGAAATGCTTTGCTCGCCTTCCACACCTTCAGGATCTGATGAGACGTTCGGGTCTGCTTTGGCGGTTTGGAACTTGCCGGGTGACGAAACGCCGGTCCAGAACGGGACACCGTTACCGCCTGTACCCGGTCAGCATACGATCATCATCAACAAGGATAGCCTGAAGGTTGCCAAGCCGGGATTTGATGCTCGCACGGCGACGGGCACGCAGCTGGCATTCGACAGCGCCAATCGGCCGGCAAAGGTGGTTGCTGCTGACGACATTGCCCTGAGTGCTGGCGTCACCGAATACGATATCGGCTTTGCAGTGCCAGCATCAACGCTGGTTGATGTGCACTATTATGTCGGCAGTGACATCTATTATCCCGCGTCGCCAACGGATCTGTCGTTCGGTGGAGAGCACTGGATCAGCGGCGGCAAACTGTATTTCAATGCAGGGGCTGCATGCCGTGCCCGCTTCATTGTCTATGCGTTCGATAATACTCCTGCGACATCGGGCAACAATGATGTCTTTAGGCAGATCGAGATCGGCGGCCAACCGGTCATGCAGCTGTTGCGACCTGGTGCTGGTGCTAATCCATCATTCGCAGACATCGTGCTTGATAGCCGCTGGCCTTGCTTGCAGATCATCAAGGAAGGTTTCATTTCGGTGACTGACGGGTCTCAGGCGTACACTGTGACCCATAATGCGGGTAACGATGTCTTCCCCATGGTGAAATACACCACCGTTCATGGCGCCACATCAGGCTCCAGCATCACGATATCCAAGTCCGTCCGGCAACCGCGTGTTGCCCTCGGTCGCCTGACCAAAGGCGGCGGCATCACAATACCGCTCTTCAACTGTGGTGACAGCACTTACTGCAGGCTGACCAACAATGACGCGACATTCTACACGCATCGCGGCGCGCCGACATTCGCTCTGTGGAGTACGGCGAACGATTACAACAACAACACGATAACCCGCGAATACGACCCGGCGCCGCTCTACGGCATTCGCTACTACATTTTCGGGCTTCCCAAAAAGGACTGACCTTATGTCAACCACAACGAACATTGACCTCGATGTGGCGCTGAATGAAGCGCTCACGCGAGAAAAGATGCTGCGAGATCGCTGCCTGATTTTGGCGCAGGCGAACAAAACGCTGAACGCACAGAATGAAGCCCTGAGAGAAGAGATATCCGAATTGAAGATGGAAGCAAAGGTCAGTGCGGAGCGCAACGATGGCTGATTATACTTTCCCAACCAGCTACGGCGTTGGTACGGCGACCGTCAGCAATGGTTCTGTGACGGTCGCCGGGCAGGGCACTTCTTGGATGTCCGATGACCCGAAACTGTCGCCGTTACGCGCTGGCGATCTGTTTGGCACGCATGTCGGCATCGCTATTCGCATTGATGCCGTTGTCAGTGATACCGAACTTACACTTGCGCATGAGTGGCCGGGTGACAGCCAGACAGCTGCTCCCTACGAAATTCAATTGACACCCCGCATCGTCGGTGCGCAGGAGGCGACTCGTCGCCTGTTAATGTCGTTGGCGAATGGTAACATTGAGGCCTTTGCAGCGCTTGCTGGCGGATCTGATCTTATCCCGATCTTCACCGGCGTAGGCACTATGTCGACCGTCACGCGCACATCGCTAATCAATGGCGTGGATTATGATGTCCTGGTCGATGATCTTGCCGGTCGCGCAGCTTACGATGCAGAGGAAGCTGGTTTTGCGGTTCTCGTCGCCGATATCGGCGATGGGCGTTCGGCGCTCTACACCAAGCGGACAAACGACACCGGTGACTGGACGGATCCTGCTTACATCACCGGCGCAACCGGTGAAACCGGACCTTACACAGATATAACGTTTGCTCCGGTTCAGACGCTTCCGCCTGGCTCTGACGTCACGATGAATGTCACGCCGAACGGGGATGGCGCCGTCACTATAACCTTTGGGTTGCCAGTAGGTGTGCCCGGAGACATGGAGGGACCAAACGGCGCGACGGATGGTGGCCGACCTGCTTTTGATGGTCCTTCCGGCAAGAAGTTAAAACAGGCGGTAATCACCGCATTGGAGACTACGTTCAACAACACTGTTGCTGGACTGAAAGACAATCCTGCCAATGTACAGGATGCCATTGATGTGCTCGCCACATCGCCATCTGGTGGTGCGAACGATGCAATCTTTGCAATCGAGATTGCAGACTTGAAAGGCCAGCGGCTCGGCATGGTTGGTGGCGTCGCGGACGCTTTTGATGATGAGACGGGCGTCTTGAATAAGACGAATGCTGTTTATGATGCCGCTAACGATTGGTATTTGCCAACCACGACCGGTGGATCGAATCAAATACCCGCTATGACGGCAGCAACGACAGCGGGCGTCACGATGACCGCCAGCAACACCAACACCGGTGCTGGCTTCCAGGTGTGGTATGCTGGTGACAGAAACAACGCCACCTCGTGGATCACGAACAACAACGTAACGTCGGGTTGGCTGCAAGTTAACTTTGGCGCGTCTCCAAAGATAATCGGAAGCTATACGCTCCTAGGTCGATCTGGGTCAGTAAACCAATCGCCAAGGTCATGGGTTCTCGAAGGGTCAAATGACGCTTCTTCATGGACACCATTGGATTCTAGAGCGGATGTAACCAATTGGATTGACGGTCAGGCGCAAACCTTCCTTATTCTAAGCCCCGCATCCTACCAGTATTACCGCGTAAATGTTTCCGCCGTTCAAAGTGGCGGCATCGCTATTGGCATTGGTGAACTCACGCTGAACACCGTGGGAACGCCAGACAACATGACGCTCGTATCGGTGGCTTATCCATCAACTGCGCAACCATCATCAGGAAGGTTGGCACTCCAGATACAAGGCGCAGATGCGTTCACAATCAACGTTGATTTGATCGGCGAGTTCTCCCGAGACAATGGCACGACTTGGACAGCAGCGGTCCTTTCCTTGTCGAATAGCTTCTCAGGCATTCGAATGTTTGAGGCTAGTGAGATTGACATATCTGCGCAGCCGTCTGGCTCAAACGTGAAATGGCGCGTCCGGACTGCAAACAACAAGAACATTACCGTTTCGGGTGTCGTCGCCCAGTGGAAGGATTGACCATGGCTCCAAGAACATTTGGTGTTCGTGCCGAAACGCCGACTGAAACCGACTACGAAGCAGCCATTCAGGCGATGGTGGATACCACAGCAACTGAAAGGAAGTTTCGCGACGGCGTAACAATGGCTTCATATGTCAATTCGACCAACCCGCAATGGGCGGCAGAAGCGATTGCCTTCGTTGCGTGGCGCGATGGGGTGTGGGCCTACGCTTATGCAGAGCTCGAACAGGTCAAGACCGGGCAACGGCCGCAGCCAACCGTCGAAGATTTTTTGGCTGAGATAGAGCCTATCGACTGGCCAGCCGAAATCTAATCGCATGGAAAGGCATCTATGAGAGCCTTGAGCACAACGTAGCCTATTTCGTTGGGTTTCCGGTCTGCATCCGCTGGGTGGTTTTCTACGTACTTACGAAGAATTGAAACATGCTGATCGGGAGTGATACCCAACTTCGAGGGAGCGCAATACGCCTTGGTGCCATGTCGCACCGAAAAGTAAGTGTTAGACCAACCTATTCCTTCGGCAATTGAAGCTACTCGGATTCTGACTAGCTCTTCATCGTAGTCGCCAGTCAGCATACTGCCAACGGTGTCTGCGTGACTTTGATTTGGCAGTGTGATGAGTAACGCTGCGAAAATCCATCCAAAACGTTGCAAGCTAGCCCCCTGAGCATTCTGGCAACATAGATTACAGGACTTCAAAACACAAAAATAGTCCGCTGAGAACACCGCGCTTATCGCAGCAATTCCACTTCATCCAAAAACTAGGAAACCAATGCTCATCCACAACTGGCGGCAGGTGCTTAAGCGCGCCTGGTCTGTCCGCCTCATTGTGCTTGCCGCGGTACTCACCGGCGTCGAGGCAATGCTTCCATTTATCGCGCTACCGGTTCCTCCCGGGCTGTTTGCCTGGCTCACGCTTGCCGTGACCGCAGGGGCATTCGTGGCGCGCTTCCTTGCTCAAAAGGAGGGCAGTGATGCCAATCAATAAAATCGTCGCCACGAAGCGCGGGAAGGCGGCTATTGCAGCTGCTCTAATCGCTGCAGCAGCTGGCGGCTGGCAGTCCCACAAGGACACAAGCGAACGCGTGCTGCCACCTGCCGTCATTCTCGCGACGGATGCACTGATCCTTCCTTGGGAGGGTATGGTGTTGACATCTCACTGGGACAGGTTCGCGAAGATCTACGACATCTGCGCTGGCATCACTCGGATCAATGGCAAGCCTGTTGGTCCGAACATGCGTTTTACCCGCACTCAGTGCGAGGAAATGACACGCGAGCAGATCTACAACGACTATTACCTGCCGCTTGTGAAAGCCGTTCCTGGCTACACAAGTTTCCCGATCGGTGTGCAGGCAGCAATGCTGTCTGGCGCTTATAATTTCGGGGTTGGATCTATTGCATCCCGAAAGGGCATGGCTGGCTCGACCGCGACCAGATTGCACATGGCTGGCCAGCACTGGAAGGGCTGCGAAGCCCAGACGGCTTGGAACAAAGCTGGCGGGCAGGTCGTGCAGGGTTTGGTGAAGCGCCGCGAGATGGGCGACGCGCAGCGCAAGGGCGAGGCAGAAATCTGCGTTTCTGGCCTCAAGGATGGCCAGCGATGAGCATCTTCCTCAGCAAGCCAGCCTTTTATCTCTACGGCGTGATCGCCGCTGCGGTGCTTCTGTGGGCCGTGCATACGCACATCTACAACAGCGGCTATGACGACGCCGTTCTGGTGAAGGACGCAGAGATAGCCGAACTGAAGAGGGCGGTCACAGAAGCCCGCAACGCCGAGGTTGAGCGGCAAGACGCCGCCAACAATGCCGCCAAGCTCCGCGAGGCGCAACGCATCGCCGAGATGCAGGCCGAAAACGAACTACTTCAATCTCAAATCGAGGAGCTGGGGCGTGAAGCTGACCAAGATCCTGATGCTGGTCGCGTTGTGCTTGGTGCTCCCAGCGTGCAGCGCATTAACAAGATCCGATAAGGTAGCGGTCCCGCCACCTCCACCACGTCTGACAAAGCCAGACACCATTCTGCTGGAGCAATGCAAAGGCCCGACGGACTTGGGCAACGACCCACTTTCGCAGACCCGTCTGGAAAAGCTTTGGATCACTGATCGTGAGCGGTTGGTGTCATGCCTACGAAAGCACCTGGCGCTGCGTGATTTTTACGAACAACGCGACAATGGCCTGCGAGGTACGAAATGACCGGCCTGACACTAAGGGTTGACGCCAACCAAGCCCATGAGACTATTTCAGCGCTTGCCGATGCGACTGAGCTTTTTCCTCAACTTGGCGATGCTATCCTCCGCCTGCTTGATGCCGGAGAGGAGCTTTTCCTTCTCCATCCTGACGACACTGTTGCAGCCTTCGCAGGTGAAGTCGTCGTGAGCCTTTATCCAAGCGACCGTTTTCTCAGTCTTGTGTCCGCATTTCGGGCACGGGAGCCCAAGTGTTTGCTTTTCGAACATTTCATCCCCCCGGTTGAATTGCAGCATAGCAACACAACTCGGGATCATGTGCAATGACCGGCCCAGAAATCATGGCGGTCATCGGTTGTTTCGTGACGCTGTTCGGCTTTCTGTTCGGCCTTTGGAAGTATGTGGACGCCAAGATCAACACCGCCAAGTCAGAAGCTGCTGGCGCCGCAGCCGCTGCATCAGCAATGGCCGCACTGTCTCGTGAAGAGCTTGCCGCGCACAGGCTGCATGTAGCCGAGCATTATGTCTCCAAGCAGGGACACCGCGAAAGCACCGAGCAAATCATGGAGGCGATTGGCGGCGTGAAAAGTGCCGTTGAGGCCATGACGCTGCGCATTGATCGCGTCGTTGAAGGCCAGCCCAAGGCGCGAACAACCCGCGCAAACTAACCCTAAAAATCTCCGGAGTATTCCCATGGCTTTTCCAGCCTTCACAGTTACCGCTGCTTATGCCGGCTCGCTCGTTGCACGTGACAAATCCCAGTCTATCCTTGGCAAGCTTGTTTGGCAGGAGGCGCCATCGTCTGGCGTGGCATCCACAAACGTCGCGCCGCCAATCAGCGACGGCGCTGGGCAGGCGGTGTTCCGCGTTCGCGCGTCTGCGGATTCTTGGCTGTCGTATGGCCGTAATCCAAACTCTGCCGGTCCTGTACGCGTACCAATACCAGCAAACACCGACGTCGACGTTTATCCGGATGCTGGCGACTCCTTCATGTGGCAGGCCGCGTAATGGCAGGCCTTAAGACAAGTTTGAGAATGGGGGTGGCTTTGCCGCCCCTTATTTCTTTGGGTGGCACCCAAGATAAGGGCGGTGGGGTAGCGCCACAAGAGCCAACAGTCGGCAAGCTATTGGGCGGCTTCGCCAGTGTTGATGAGTGGGAAAACATCAGCAGCCATCAACGCTCATTGGGGAATGCGGTTTCACCTGGGCTGCATATGGTGAAGTTCGCAGGAACGGCAACTCGCACCAATGCCGGGACCAGAAAGACATTCAACGGCTACAACATGTCCGAGGTTGGAACTGTTGCTTTCCTTACTGACCTCGGTGATGACTTCGACAAGCAGTCATACGCGTCTGTTTCAATGAAGGCGCAGATCAACGGTAGCGGCTCGCAGTACACGATCGCTTCCAAGACAGGATTGGCGACAGATACCAGCAACCCCATAACTAAACGAACTGGAAGGTTTTGGACCTCCGGGCGTACCAGCACACAGGCAGTAATCGACGCGGGAGTTGGCAACCACCGTTTCATCGTTGATAGCACGCAACAGAATGGACCTAAGACCGGGGATATCAGCTTTGGCCGTATCTATTCCGGAGTAGGCGGCAAAGGCGCGCACCTCTTCCGATTTGATGACGCGAAGGTTGAAGCATACACAATCTTTTTCCCTATCATGCAGGCAAGGGGTATTGTCGGAGAGTTGCATCTGGTTCCTGAGAACGTAGGAACTGCGGGTCATCTTACCGTAGCGATGATACTTGAAATGATCGCGGCTGGCTGGTCCGTGCAGATGAACGGCACTACTAACGATCAGGCGATGACATCTCGCAATTCAATTGATGACTGCATTCTTGAGTTGAAAGATATCCGGCAGTGGATTGTTCAGACATTCAACGTTCCTGAGCCTATTGCCTTCAATTACCCATTTGGCTCCAAATGCTCTGTCGGCGCGCAGGTAAACCTTATCGTGACGACCCTTGGCAACGCCGTCTCTGTACCGTCAACGGCGGGCATCGTTCAGGGCATGAGGTTCCTTTGCTACGGCGTTGAAGATGTGACGCGGGTTCTCGCCGTTGATGCGGGCAACAACACCGTAACCTTGGATAAGCCGGTGCTCACTCCGGTTACCGGTATTGATGGTAGGTTCATCAACGATAGCGGAACGTTCCACGGGGCCAAACTTCAAAACAGGCTTCTGTCGGAAGGGTTTAATTGGGGTTGGACAACCGCTCCCGGTGCGCTCTTCCTGCAGTACGGCATCGAGAACTATGACACGATCCAAGCGAACTGCAACACTTGGACGCAAACCCAGTCATATGCGGCTTTCGCTACTACAGCTACCGGCGTATTGGCTGGCAACGTGGTAGCTTGGTATATCCACCAGTACTCCGGCCCAGAACTACCTGCGATAATGGATCATGTGAAGGCAGACGTCGATGCCGGTCGCGCTTATGTAGCTACCACGCCAATACTTGAGCGTCTTCACAGGAACGCTAGACCGCCGTTGGCGGCGTAGTGGCTTCATCACTAACTTGGGGTTATCATCATTGCCGGTAGCATTTTGTCAGGTCATATCTCTATGAGTCTCATTTTTGGGAGCAAATTAAATGGCGCAGCTGGATGCTAATGAGGTGGCGGTGCGTATGTACCGAATTATTGGGGAACTAAGTAACCAGTTGCCGCACTTAGATGAGCCATTTGCGTCGGATAACAGCCTCGCTCAAGAGCTAACTGTTTTTCGGTCGCTGGTTTCCTTGATTGACGTGGAGATGCATACGTCACCTAATCACGATACGGGTCGTATTGATGGTTTTGTGAGGCATGGAAATTACTTCAAGGAACT